TTACTCAAGATGACGCGTCCGCCGTCCGGATACGTTATGACCATAGTCGTCGTGTCCGGCAAAGGCAGAAGCTGCGGTGAACTCTTCCTGGCCTGCAGGAGAATCTTCAGGTTGATATCGTCATCCGTGTTTGCGACGACGCCGACAGAAAGCAGAACCGGTGACGTCTTATCAAAGATGAAAATACTTCCATCATACAGCTTCTCGAAGCCGGAAACCTCAACCTGCTCCACCGTCAGCGGGTCTTCATCATCCGAGAACGACGTGAGCCGGAACCCCACCGGAAAGCTTGCCGTGCTTACGATGGTGATTCCAGTTCCGAATGCGCTGACGTCGATCATTTAAGAGTCCGATGGATTACTGGGTAGCGCCTGCCGCGTCGCTGATGAGTTGCTCAGCTTCCTTCGCCACGGCAGCGGCTTCTTCCTGGATGTCCGACACAGTTTTGTGCTGCACAACCGGGCCAGGCGGCGTTCCCGTTGTGATGGTCGTGCCCGGTGGCGTGTACTTGACTTCTTGGACTTCGGCGCGAGCCGGTGCATGGATCGTTATGACGCCATGGCCTTGTTGGATAGCGGGCATATCTTAACCTCTGATGAAAGTCGCGCCGGTTTCGTCGGCTGCAGTTACTGGACCATACGGCGTGTGAACATCGGCTTCATAGGAGAACTGATCACCGCTGATGTTGATCGTCAACGAGTCGATGCTGGTCACGTCAGGCACTTCAAGCAGGTTCTTCGCGAGCGATGCACGAGCCGCGTCGTAATTCGGTTGCGGCGTAAAGATCGTGCCGAAATAATCCACGCCATCGGTCGTGTTGTACTGATTCTCTCCAAGCCGCATGAGAGACTTCTGGCGCAGGCTCTGCGCACACGCGGCGCTGCCGGAAAGAAATGCGAGGTTCCGACCGTCCGGCAGAAAAAGATCGTTGTTCTCGTTGCACTGAAGCGTTTGGCTGGCCATTTATATAACACCCTCAGCGAGAGCGGAAAGGAAAATCTGCAACTCATCCTGTTCCATGTAGTACAGATGGCAAGACGCACCGAACAAGGTCCAATCCGCGTCAGAGTCGAAGCAGAAATTACCCAGATTCGGCGCGTACATGTAACTGTACTGCATCAGCGGAACGCCGCCGAAGCAGCGAATTCCGTCCACCACCTTCACGCCGTTCTGTGAGATGTCCGCAACCATGTGGTTGACGGCTTGATAGACGTGAATCGTCCACAAGACGCCATCCGCATTAAACGATATGGACTGATTCGCCACTTGCTCCAGCGGAATGGCCAGCATGCTTTAGCTCGTCGCGTTCTGGCGCGTGACTTGCGCGAACTTGAATGCGTATCGCTTCGTCTTCGCGCGGCCTGCCGCAGAGCCGGACTGCACGGCAGGAGCGGTGACCAGCTTGCCTTCCGTGCACGTCACCTTCATGCCGTTCGGATACGAGAAGACAATGCTGATTTGATCACGCGCGGACGACTTGCCCTTGGCAACGCGGTTCGCGTCCATCAAACACGTCAGGTTCACATCATCCTGCGATTGCGGGATGATGTTCATCGAGATTTCGATAAGCTGCGGACGCGACCAGGTGATGGCATCGCCGTTCGGACCCATCGACATATCTGCGATGTCAAGGTCAGGCGAGTCCAGCGGGTCTGCATCGTCCGCAAAAGACGAAATCGTCAAGCCATTCGGAAACGTCGTGTCTGCAGTGACGTTTGCCGTCAGGCCAAATACGCTGATATCTTCCATTTAAGGACTCCAGAAAGTGTCTTGATTATACCGGCGCGGCTGATGTCCTATTCCAGCAGGATCACCAGCCGCGCCAAGTATCAGATCATGACGTCACTGCCTTCGACGGATCGGATTGCGTCCGACTTCGAGTACACGAACAGGTAGTTGGCCACCCACTCCGTCAGGCCGCTGTTCGCGTTGACCTGCGACGTGAATGTGATGCTCAGCCAGTAACCCAGAGTCTGCACTTGTCGCCACGCATTCGGGTCGTTGGTGATGCTCGTGATGTACTGCTGTTGCACCGCGCTGAGCGTCTTGCCAGCGGCAATCACGCCGTTGGTCTTGGCCAGCGCGATGGTCGGCTGCATCACACCCAAGATCATTGCCGCGCCCTGATCGTCTGCCGGCACTTCCGGAACGTTCAAGAACAGCGACATGAAATTGACGGTGAACGCCGACTTCAGCCACATCTCATTTGCGTACGTGTTCATGTCCACGGCTGCGGTCGATCCGCCCATCAGAACGCCGCGCTGATAGAACGCCAGCTGTTGGCCCGCGCTTTGTGTCACGCCGACGTAGTTGCCGCGCGATGCATCGACGGTATTGGCCGTGTTGTCGTCCGTCACCGTAACGTTGCGGTTCGCGAACTGATAGAACATGTAGTTCTGCGACGCTGCCGGGTTGTTGTAGTTGGTCGCCGCGAGGATTTCGCACGGCGACTGCTCCACGTAATCGTTGGCTTGCGTCGTGGAAAGGATGCTCACAGCGGTGCCGCTGTAACCCTTGACCAGCGCATATAGCGTCTGCAGGTTTGCAAGCGGAGTGGCCACAGAATAGATGTACTTATTATTCTGTGAATCGTTCCACGCGGCAATCGCTGCGATGTCCGAATTGGCCAACGGCGCGGACGGCGTGCAATAGATGAAGGAACCGAAGTTGTCGCTGATCGCCGCCGACTTCGCGACTGCCGTGGCTGCGGTATCCGCCGACTGGCCCGCAACGAGGACCGTGCCGCCCGTAGTCCAACCCAGTAGCGCGCTCACGTCCGTGGACAGCGACGTAGGAGTGGCCGAAAGGGAGCCGGTGCCAGTGTTCGAGCCAGTAAGCACGAATTGGCCGGTGTTCGTGTTGTACGTAACCGTGCACGTGGTCAGCTGGGCGTCTGCGGTCGCGCGGAGAGCCGTCTGCAGGATCGAAGCGACTTCCGTCAGCGTCGTCGCCGTGCTGAAGTTCAATGCGGTGACCGGAACCGGCGTGGCGCCATCATTGATCGTCAGAGTGCCTGCCGTGATCGCGACGAACGCGGCCAGCTGCTTGGCGATGGTATCGCCAACGATCATCGGAGCGATGGCTGCCGATACCCAGCGCGCGAAGCTGATCAGCTTCGGCGAGGTGATCGACTTGCTGATGAAAGAGAAGTACGCCAATGCACGGAAGTACTCTTCCGACTGCATGCCGAAGTAGGAACCGACCGACGATGCGTTGGCAAACTGCGCAACCAAACCTGGCGGCAGGACGTTGTTCTGCGTCATCGCGCGCATGATGAGTTGGCGCTGTGCAACTGCCGCGCCAGCCCCCACACCGGACACAATATTTACATAACGACTCTGTGAAATCACTTTGGCGACTCCTTATGGATTTACTTTGCTTGCGACAGCCTGCCACGCCTGGGCAGAGTCGATGAGCGGTTTATCAAAGCCCTTCTTAGCGATGGTAGACGCCGCGTTGCCCTCCCAGCCACCGTTTTTGATGCTATCTACAATGCACCCTTCGAGCACCAGACCGATCTGGCCCAATGCCTGTTCTGGCTTTATCTCGCCACGCACCAGCTGCCTAGCGATCTTTTTCTGGATGACCTTTCGCTGCTCCAGAAACTTTTTGTATGCGAGTCGCATGAATGGTCGAGCAGGAATAACGATGGTGGCGTTGCCGCGCTTGATCGTCGCGCCGAACTCTTGGACGCGCATAACGTACGAAATGGACGTGCCGATTTGTTTGTCAGGAATAGGCTTGCCCTTGCTGTTCCTTCCGGCCTTGTAACGTGCTGACTCAAACCACCCGGCTTCGACACTGTGGCCTTTCAGCTGCTTCAACGCCGCGATGTGGCGGTCAATCATGTTCGGACCTTTAGCCATCCTTACCTCTATGCCGGGAACGTCCCTTGGTGTCCTGGTACGCTTGGAATGAGAACCCCAACCACTACGTTCGTTGCGCCTACCGTTGTGACCAGCGTGCGCTGATGCTGTAGCACGATGTCAAAATTCGGATTGGCTTCGAACGTGTGACGCTCATCCCTGAAATAAGGGTTCCTAACTTCAGAAATCCTCAGTGCGCTAACACCCTGCGCCTTGAATGCTTTAATCGCCGCGCGGCTGTTAGTGAATAATTTCATGTAGTTTACTACATCGGATGCTGTCGGAAGACTCAGGCTGGTGGGGTCTTGGATGACCAGCGCCGATACCTGAAATGTCGTCTCAGCCCACTGCTTTTCCGTCTGCGTGAACGTGTTTGTAGCAGGGTTGTAATCACTGTAGAAAAGTTCCGGCCAGCCATAGGCGTGGTCAAAAAGTTTCTCGAAGAAGATGGTTGGCGCAGTCGGAATCCCTTCCTGCGTCGGTTGATCCTTCTGGATCACAGAATAGTTCCACCCAGCGAGAGCACTAGCGGCTTCCAGCTGGGTTGCGAGCAGGTCAATAAGGGCGTTGTCCAGCATACGTCAGTTCGGCCCAGTAGCGCCAGTTTTAATCCGGACGGCCAGGCACGTTGCCCAACCGTCCTGAGCAAACCAGCTTTGGCCGTTCTCCATTTGGTAAAGGTCGCCGTTGTAAATGAACCGGTCTCCGCTTGAATCGCGCTGCAGATCGACCATGTTCAGGCTCGCATACACCTGCACATAGAAGCTGTTGAAGTTCAGCCCCATTTCAGCGTAGCTGGAGCGGTTGACTGCCTGCACGCTCGCGCGAAGCGGAACTGCCGCTGCGAATCCGGGCACGTACTGCCGCGCGGCGTTCAGCGTGCGAGCGGTCGCGGTGTAATACTGAACCGTCTGAAATTTTATCAGCTTCGACGCTTTCTTGAGAAGGTTGCCGCCCGGTACGCTCACCAGAACACCCCACCAGCTTTACGGAACCCTTGGCGCTCAGGCAAGCCGCCAACGTAGAATCCGCCCACGGCCTTAACAGCCAGAAGCGCGAGAAGCTGCTTTCCGTACTGGGTCTGATTGAGCCAATAATCCCAAGCGTCTTTGATCGGTGGCGGCAGATTGCTGACGCTTACCGCGCCGACGCTTGCGCTCACTTCTATTCCACCCGCTTCACCTGGACTTCCTCCGTCCATGACGTTGTTTTCGTCCTGCGTGAAGAGCGTCGCCAAGTGGGCGCACATCGAGTCGAGCGCCAGCTGCAACGACGCGCCATTCAGATTGTTGCAGGGGTTGTCGTTCGTGCTGATGTAATCAGAAGCGACATCCCAATACATCTGGAGCGTGGCCTGCGGGTACTTAGCCGTGTCCGAAAACGCCGGGAACAACTGGCGAAAGGCTGCGTCATTGTAGGCTGGCATGGTTCATTACTCCTGCGACAACTCTTTGGACGGAACCTTGACCTTGATTCGTTGTCCGATGGTTTCCTTCGTCAGCTGCTTGAACGGGTCTTCTCCGTTCATGACTGCCGCGATCTTCGAAACGGCTTTGTGGTCGCTGCTGATGTCTCGGTTGACTACTTCCAGATATCCGCCTGCGATGTGCTTCTGGAACAGCCAGTGATCTTTTACGCGCTCATAGTCTTCATCGCTGAGCGCAGTGACGACGCCTCTGGCTGTCCAAAGCGGATTGCCGTTGAGGTCTTCTTTACGGTCGCCAAAGCCGCTCTTGCCGCTGGGTCGATCTGCACCACCCTTGATGA